GATTTCTTTTTGTAACTCTTTTAGTTGATTTAAAAAAGTTTTATTATTGTACCTGTCACGATCATAACGTGCAAATCGTTCATCACTCCAAAACTTTAAACCAACAGACTTACTTTCTTCTAGTGATTTAAGTTTTTTTTCTGTTTTACTTATAAGATGTTCTACAACATCTTCTGCTTCGGGATATGTTCTAAATATCCTTTTTTTTATATTTGGCATTTTTTCCCCTATATATTTTAATTTATGATTAAATTATAACAAAGATATAGGACATTTTTTATTTATTTATAATATTTACTATCGACTAGTTCACGTCTTAAGCTTAGTAAAAACATAAGCAAGTCTTCTCCTGTTGGCAAAAATATTAAACTTAGTTGTTCATCGTTGTCATAAACCTGAATGGCAAAATCATCTCGTTCTACTGTTACATTAATAGCAATTGTGCAACCAATAGCATTCATGACAAGCCCACCATCATAAACTCCATTTGCCTCTAACGCTTCAAAGTTATCTACTAAATACAATAGATCATCAGCTTGCTCAAGGTAATGCATTACACTTTGAAATCCAAAATTAAATTCTTCAAAACTAGTTTTTGCCATGACTATAGTTTAGTCTTTTGGTTTTTCTTTTTTACACATTCTGCAATGAAAAATAACATCTAAATCTATCCACTTGTGGCCTTTATCTTCACAGTTGTAAACTTCTGGTGGTTTATTATCTTCGACCATTTGACCTAATAAAGTCCAATTCTTAGCTATTGCAAATGGTGTAATCGTTATATCTTTCCACTTAGTTTTATAAACATAAACTCTTTGCTCTATTTGTTCTGAAGTCCCACCGATCTCTGCAATATCTTTTATAACTTTATTAAATCCGGATATTTCTTGTTTAGTCTTTGGTGTGTAATCTAAAGAATTACTAAGCGCATTAAATAAATACTTTCTGTCTGATTTATCTTCTTGTATAATATGACTTTGATTAGATGACTTTAGTTTGTGGTCCATATTAGGACTTACCCCCTGTTCATATTTGACCTTAGTCCCCATACCATATATGGTAGGATTAAATATTACTGTATACAAATTACTTGTTTGTCCGTCATCAATATATCTTGCTTCTACTTTGATCGCACCTATTTCTTTTAATTCTTTTAAAGCTCTCTTTACAGAACTAGGACTTTTTCCACATCTGTTACCAATAGATTTAATACTTGGATAGCAACTACCATCTTCTTTATCTGCATATCTGCATAATGTAGCGTAGACTCTGAAAGCGTTGTCTGTTACTTTACTTTCTGTAAGCCATTCCGGTACGATTGAAAAATATACTTGTTGATTAATCTGCATAATAAACTTTCTGTCCTGTATGTGCCTAGACAGAACAGAACTAGGCACATAGGACTATTTTATGAATAAATGTATTCTAACTATTACTTGTGACTTCGCTTATAAGATCGTCTAGCTTTTCTTTTTGATCTTTCAATTCATCTTTTGCAATAGGTTTTTCTTTCTTAGTATCAATGCCGTTTAAATAAGAATTTAACCAAGCAGATGTATCGTATAATTCAATGCCAACACCAAGTCTCATAGCACATCTTTTTACTGCGTCTGATATACACTCTTTAGCTCGTTCTCCGTTATTAGCTACTTTTTTATTTCCCTCAGTAAAGAATGGTTTATCACACATTCCTACTTCAGTTACAGATCTTTCATGACTATCAATAGTTCCTTTTAAAGTATATTCAACACCGGTTAAAAATTTTCTTTGTATGCCGTTGTCGTCTTCTACTGTATCGTAAATATGATGTCCTAGAATCATTTGTATATCAGGTATTAAGGCAATAAGTCTTTGTGTAACTTGTGTATGTTCTACATAATCTATTGAACCGTAAGACATTTTAAGTTGCTTAATAACTGATTTATTCCAGTCTTTACTTAATGCTATTTGTTGTTCTCTTTTTTTCATAATCTCCTTTTTGTACTAAGAAAATTATAACTAGAGCTAAGACAAATTATTTTTTCTATTATCTTTAAAACCAACAGTTTCTACAAAATCAAGTATTTCGTTTTGATCCCACAATGGCCCACACTTTAAAGTTTTAACTGGATCGGGCAATTTGCCATGAAATTTTAATGACGCTACTTTTTGTCTAGTTGTTCCTATTAGGTCTGCTATTTCTGCCAAGCTGACCGGATCAAATTTAATTGGATCTTCTATATTAAACATTTTAACTCCTTTGTATTTAATACTTTAATATAAGATTTATTTTAATTTTAAAGAAAAGGGAAGTTTTTACACTTCCCTTTTTCTTCAAGCTTAGTTCCATTTACTTAGATACAAGCTTGTCTAGTTTAGTTATTACTTCGTCTTCAGTAAGATCTATGGTTGTACATGATCCAGACATGAAGTCTGCATACCTTTTAATATTAATAAGTTCCGGATAGTAAGGTCGGGCTATCTTGAATAGTGGAACTATTTGCTTATATTTTTGATTAGCTAATCTTGTAAAAGTTTCGTTACAAGAATATAAAAACCATTCTTGCAATAACTTTTCTAACTTAACTTCTATTTCTTTGAAGATAGTTATTTCTGTTCCGTCATTTTCTGTATCGATTATTTTATGCATTTCGTTTTCCTTAGTCAAACAAATTCCATTTAGGAATTTTACTCTATTTATCTCCCTAGTCTTGGATCGTCAATTATGCAAAATTTACAAACATCTGCAAAATCATTTAATGTTTTAAAGTAAATTACATTTGCAGTTTGTCTCATAAGTTCACGACCACAGTTGTAACAGTGGTTTTCTTTATATCTTTTTATGTTTGCCATATAATTATATTAATCTTAGATTCATATATGTATATTCAAATGTAAGAAAGTTTTAAAAAAAGTCGACATAGAACTAAGGTGTTGTTATATCTGTTCTTGTTTTTCCCAAGTTTCTAAAAAGCCTAAAATAACTTCTTCGATCTTATCAATTTCAAAAGCAACCAAGCCGTTGGTCGTTCCGTCTGGCATTGCAACATATACAAATGGTCGTGTATCTCCTATAATATTATTTTTATTTGCCTGTTCTTTAGCTTCTAAATATTTTTTCCATAAGGTTTGTACTTGTTTTCCTGCTTTAACTTCTACTTTAACTTCTCCACGCCAATTCTCTTCGTGTCCCATCTGTGCTCTAAACTTAGTATCAGGGATCTTTAGTTTTTTTCTAGCTATATTTTGTTTTCTGCGTCCCTTATTTTTATTGTTTAATCCACGCTTTTGTTGTTCAGTCCAATTCTCTCTATTCTTCACAGTCTTTTGGCCCATGCCTTGCATACCTGCATGCTTTCTTCTTTTATAATCGCTAAATGTTTCATCTTCTTGCCATTCAATTTCACTCATTGTAGTTATCCACCGCTAATTCTAGTCGTTCACTTTCGATCTCATCTACTTTTACTATCTTCATTTGTAATTTTTCTTTAGCTATATTATCCCAATCAATATCAGTTCGTCTTATTAGTGGTGTATCGAACTGTAAGGACTTATTTACTATCTCGTGTTGTGGTCTTCCAAATTTTCTAACTGTTTTAACAACTCCGGGCCATTGTTCTTCTAGATCTCTAGCCATTCTAAGTCTGCCGTCACCCTTATACAACTCTCCCATGTTCCCACCTTTCATAGTTAAAGTAGCATTCTTATCTATCATGAACACATTAAATAAAACAGTACAGTATTTCTTAGCCATGGCTTGTAAAAATAAGTCTGTATCTTCGTTATATCTTCCACGCCATCTAAAATCTAGTGAGTTATCAATAAGTAAATTAGAAAATACTCGATTATTATGCCAATAAGGTTTTTTAACTCCCTTATTTACAAAGAATGTGTAATTCATTCCGCTAATTGCTATGTTTGTATATCTATCTGTAATTTTTTCTATCTGATTAAGGGCAATATTAGGATTAACAATAATTCTCCTGCCATTCCAAAAGTATCTGGTATGCCTAATGTTATCGTCAAAAATCCAA